TCCACTAAGTAAAGGTGGCAGCAATTCACCAAAGAATATTCGAGTTACTACAAAGAGTAAGAACAGTTCCTATAGTCGTAACTCCGACAGTTCAGTTAAGAAGAATACACCAAAGAAAAAGTAATGTTAACATTTGGAACATACCAAAAGTCAGCGGTAACCACTGCTATATATCCTAAGCAGTGGCGTATATACTATCCCGCTATGGGTCTATCTGCAGAGGCAGGAGAAGTTGCTAATAAAGTAAAGAAAATTATGCGTGATGATAAATATGATAGAGACGCTATTGCCGCAGAAATAGGAGATGTTTTATGGTACTGTGCTGCTTTAGCAGAGGACATGGGATTTCTTCTTGAAGATATTGCAGAACAAAACTTAAACAAACTATATTCAAGAAAAGAAAGAAATGTTCTATCTGGTTCTGGGGATGAAAGATAATTTCTATGATCAGTGAATTTCCTTACTACGTGTTTGACAAAGAACTACCAGCAGCTTTTTGTGATGGTCTTGTTACTATGGGACTTGCCAACAAGCAAAACTCCGGTGGGTTACACGAGAAGGACGGAACATTCTTTGATCCTAATGTACGAGAAAGTTCAATTAGCTGGCTGAACAATTCAGAACTATCTGAAATACTTCAGCTTTATGCTCAGAAGGCAAACGAGGCAGCTAACTGGAACTTTCATGTCATGTGTTTTGAAACACCACAGTTCAGCACGTACATCCAAGGAGGAAAGTACGACTGGCATATGGATGTTGGCGTTGAAAGTGAAGACGATCTTGTAATCAGAAAGCTTACACTATGTGTTTCTCTCAATGATAGTTTTGAGGGAGGTGACTTTCAGATACAAAGGTGGTGTACTCCTGATGCTAACTCCAGATACAACACAGTAAAGGAAATGAGAAACAAGGGCAGTATTCTTGTCTTTCCTTCCTTTATGTTTCATAGGGTAACACCAGTAACCAAGGGACAACGCTATAGTTTAGCATGTTGGTTTAGAGGACCAGACTTTGAATAATATTTACAAACAATCTAGATACCATCTTAGGTCAGTAAGAATGTCTTATCTGTGCCATATGCTAGGTGCTTTCTATATTATCTATAAGCTAATTAGTGCCAGTCTAAAGTTAATGGTACATGCTTTTGTACCTTCACTATTTATGACTGATGCCAGTACAACTATTCGCATTCTTGCAAAGCAGTTTGAAAAAAAGTAGTTGACAAACTAAAAATTAACAAGTATACTTCCAAGGTCAGTCTGGCAAATGCGGACTGGCCTTTTTAACAACTCGCTTATACAAGGAGGTATACATGAATCTAATTTCCTTTTCCCCACAATTTGAAAAGATGCGTAACTTTATGCTTGATATTGAAAAGCATTTTGAACCAATGAGTTACGTTGCACAATCAGTACTTAACTCAACTGCCTATCCCCCACATAACATTTATAAAAAAGACAATAAGCACATTATTGAGATGGCAGTTGCAGGGTTTGATAAAGACAATCTGTCAATTGAAATTGAACCTAACATTCTTACTGTTCGCGGTGAAACACGTGAGCAAGAAGATGCACCTTCCTGCACTTATCGTGGGATTGCTGCTCGTAAGTTTACCCGTGTATTCTATCTTTCAGAATACATGAAAGTAATTAATGCTTCCTTAAAGAATGGTATTCTTAAAATTGAAATTGAAAAGATTATTCCTGAAGCAGAAAAACCAAAACAAATTACGATAGAGTAGGAGTACAGGGTTTGCCTATCAATAAACTACCAACAATATACATAGGCTATGATCCTCGTGAACATGACTATGTTCGAGTGCTAGATAAGTCTATACGTATGCACACTACCCATACGTACAATATAGTCCCTATTGTACAGAAGGAAGTTCGCAGGGCTGGCTTGTATTGGCGCAGTCCAGAGTATAACTTAGAAGGAACGAAGGTTGATGTTTTTGATGGCAAACCCTTCTCTACTGAGTTTAGCTTTACTAGGTTTCTAGTACCATTTCTAAACCAGATGTCGGGTCTAGCATTATTTATGGATGCTGATATGTTTGTTCGTTCAGACATTACAGAAGTATTTGATGTATATGGATCAGATAAAGATAATGTTATTAGCTGTGTACAGCATATACACGTTCCTCAAGAAAAAGAAAAGATGGATGGGCAGGTACAAACCATCTATAACAGAAAGAACTGGTCATCTTTTGTTCTATGGAATTGTGATCATCCTTGGATGAAAGAGTTGACAATTTCGGATGTTAATGTTAGAAGTGGAAGCTGGTTACATGCTTTTGAATGGGTTGATATCTTTCCTATTGGAGATATTCCAGTTGAATGGAACTGGCTAGACGGAACTTCAGCCGCAGATGTAAATCCAAAGAATGTACACTTTACAACGGGTGGACCAGTTTATCCTACTTGGAAGGGTAAGCGAGAGATAGATGACGAGTATGCTGAAGAGTGGAAAGACTTTTATACCAAAATAATTGGAGGATAACCATGATAAAATTTGTTACATCATTTAGTGCAGATGGATACGAGCGTTATGCTAGAAACATGCTTGAATCTGTCGTAGATAACTGGTATAAAGACTTACACCTTACAGCTTACTACCACGATTGCGATGAAGAACTTGTTGCTTCTTTTCCACAGGCAAAGAATATTGAGTATCGTAATCTAAATGAAGTAGAAGATATGCTGGCTTATCGTGAACGTATGGCTGCTTACGATGGTACAGCGGGTGGCAAGGTAGCTTATAACTGGCGTATGGATGCTGTTAAGTGGTGTCACAAAGTCTATGCAATGACTGATATTGCTTTTGAAATCTCAGAGAATGAAGTACAGGGTGGCTGGCTAATCTGGCTGGATGCTGACACAGTAACTACAAAGCCTCTTTCAGAAGAAAAGATTAGTAAGATTCTTCCTGATAAAGCAGAGATTGTACATCTTGGTCGTAAGGATACTGACTATTCAGAAACTTCTTTTGTCGCCTTCAACCTAAACTACGAAACTCCTCTATATCTCCTCGCTGATCTGCGTGGATGCTATGACATTGGTGAAACTATCATGTATCGTGAATGGCATGATGGTTTTATTTTTGAACGTCTGCTAAAGATTTATATTGCTCATGGCATGAAAGCACACAATCTTACACCTAATGTGAAAGGACTAGCAGCATTTAAAAATTCACCGCTGTCTCAATACATGGTGCATTATAAGGGTAACTTAAAGAACAATCTGTCCAAAGATACTGTTGCTCCTGACGTTAAGCTGCCACGATATAAGCAACTTGCCGATCTAGTACGGCATTACTGTGACGGTACAATTGTTGAGGTAGGTACATGGAATGGTGGCAGAGCAATTGAAATGGCACTAGCTGCTTTTGAAAAGCATGATAAGGTACACTATGTTGGCTTTGATCTGTTTGAAGAAGCTACTGAAGAATCAGATGCTTATGAACTTAACAGTAAGCCACATAATCTTCTTGAAGCAGTAGAGAAGCGTCTTACTGATTTTTCAGGTAAGATGTTAGAAAACAATAAGACATTTACCTTTAAGCTGTTTAAGGGAGACAGTAAAGAAACACTTCCTGCAGCACGTGAAGAAGTACTAAAGAGTAAGTTTGCCTACATTGATGGTGGACACAGTGAAGAAACTGTACGTTCTGATTACGGTAATCTTAACCATTGTGATCTGATCGTATTTGACGATTACTTTACACCTGATCCTGAAGGAAACATTCTGGGAGAAGAACATCAGGGTACTAACAGGCTTGTAAAAGAACTAACTGAAAAGGAAGGAAAGCCTTGTGTAGTTCTTCCTTCTACTGATCGTGTAAAGGGTGGAGGCATTACCCACCTTGCAGTATGCCGTAACACTGACAAGGCAGGTCCACTACCTGACAGTCTGCTACGTGTACCTATTGTAGTGCAGCCACGTGACTCAATGCCAAAGGACGACATTATTAAAAACATTAATGAAAACGTCAATCTTATCAAGCGTTGGAATTTTGTTAAGCAATGTAAGCCTAACAATAAAGAAGCAATTATTGTGTCTGCCGGTCCTTCAATTGATTGGAAGCTACTAAAGAAAAAGATCAAGGAAACTGGTGGACCTGTTATTTGTGTAAAGCATAGTTATCCGCTACTATTAAAGAACGGTATTAAACCGTATGCCTGTGTAGTTCTTGATCCACGACCAGTAGAAGGCGTATCAACACATGGTATTGTTCGTAA